AGATATTTCCCTCCTATATGATTTGCTTACATTATCTGTCATATAAGAGGTAAACAGGCAGTTGTTATTCCGATGTTTTTTCAAGAATGATCTGTGCTTCCAAGATTCTTCGAGGAAATACGGTTTAACAACATCAACGGAATAATGGTAATTATTCCGATATCAGAATAATTACCATTACGCCATCGATGTGGCGAAAGAATATGAACAGGAGGAAATCTGAATGGCTACGATCGGGTTGGATGGGCTCTATTACGCCAAGATCACGGAAGACGCCAACGGCGATGAAACGTACGGCACACCGACCAAGTTGGCGAAGGCGATCTCCGCCGATCTGGAGGTTGAAATTAACGAAGCGTCGCTGTACGCCGACGATGCGGAAGCGGAAGTTGTGAAGGAGTTTAAGACTGGGAAGCTGACGCTTGGGATCAACGACATCGGTGCGGTGGCGGCTGGCGATCTTGTCGGCGCGGTTCTCGACGATAACGGCGTGGTGATCTCTCAGAGTGAAGGTATGGCGTCGCCGGTGGCGATCGGTTTTCGCGCAAAAAAGAGCAACGGAAAGTACAAATATTACTGGCTCTACCGGGTGTTGTTCGGCATCCCGGCGACGAACCTTGCGACCAAAGGCGACAGCATCACGTTCAACACGCCGAAGATCGAGGGAACGCTCTATCGCCGGAATAAGATCGACGGGCAGGGAAAACATCCGTGGAAGGCCGAAGTCAACGAGGATGATACGGGCGTGCTGCCGGCGATGATCACCGGATGGTACACGGAAGTATACGAGCCGACGTTTGCGGCAGCGGAATAACGGAGGGATCATATGGATAACGAACGAGCCGCGTCTATAACGATAGCGGGAAAAGAGTATCAGCTCATTCTTACGACCCGGGCAACGAAGGAGATCGCCAAGCGCTATGGCGGATTGGCGAACCTCGGCGACAAGCTCATGAAATCGGAAAACTTTGAGCTGGCGCTGGATGAACTGATCTGGCTGATCGCGCTGCTGGCGAATCAGAGCATCCTGATCCACAATTTCCAGCATCCGGAGGACAAGCGGGATCCGTTGACAGAGGAAGAAATCGAGCTGCTGACCACGCCGACGGATCTGGCCGAATACAAGGATGCGATCATGGATTCGATGCTGCGGGGTACGAAACGCAATGTGGAAAGCGAGCCGCAACCGGAAAAAAACGCGTCGGCCGGGTGAGCGATGAAGAAACGTTCGCCCGGTTGCTTTTTTACGGCGTAACCCTGCTGGGTCGGGCAGAGCGCGAAGTGTGGCTCATGCCGCTTGGCGCTCTACTCGACCAGTGGGAAATATACAAGCAGTTTCATGGGTTGGCGAAAGCGAAGGTGGAGTATTTTATAGAGAATGTTATTCCGAATGGAATTTAAAATTGAGAATTGATTATATATGTAATATCGAATATTATAGTATTGTTGAAACGCAAGGGGTGATAATATGACGAATGTTTTTGATGTCGCTAATTACATTCTTACAAAAACAGGAAAAATGTCAACCTTCAAACTTCAGAAACTTTGCTATTATTCCCAAGCGTGGTCTTTAGTTTGGGATGACGAAGAATTGTTCCCAGAAGAATTCGAAGCGTGGGCGAATGGTCCTGTGTGCCGCGAGCTCTTTGAAGTTCATAGAGGCCAGTTTTCTATCTCGGCTAGTGACTTAGTAGCTGGTCGATCCATAAAATCCCCCACTGCATCTCAAATTGAAACTATTGATGCGGTGCTTGATTATTATGGAGAGAAAGATGGCCAGTGGCTAAGCACATTAACGCATTTAGAAAGGCCATGGAAGGATGCAAGAGCTAATGTAGCCATAGGCATGCCAAGTTCGGAGATAATTAGTAAAACTAGCATGGCGGAATACTATGAGTCGATCTGAAAAAATCGCAAAGAGTAATTTTAATCCAAAGCAGCGAGAAATAAGACGTGTTGAAGACCCTGAATCGATTATGCAAATGCATCCATCATGGAATTTCAGTCGTCGCGATAAAGATGGAGCATGGGCATTTTCAAAGGAACGAGCACATAGTGAGTTTTGGGACAGTATTCTTCCAAGGATCATAAGTTTGGAATCACAAACTTGGTCAAACATATTAATCGAATCAAAAAAATCTAATCACAGCATTCCAATAGCAGATTTAAATAAATGCGCAACAGATAGATTAAGATACTTGGGAGTTGATCAGGAAAGCCTTGTTTCTATCAGTATTGATGGAACGCATAGATTATATGGTTTTCTATCAGGTTCAACCTATGTGTTGTTGTGGTACGACGATGACCATGGAGATAATAATACTTGTGTTTGCAGATGCGTTAAAAAACATACGTAAATGTATTTTCATTATTAAGAGATGATGACTTAACGCTTTTTACGAAGTACGCAAGGATATAATCCTGTAAAGCTACTTTCTGCTAAGGAACGACCTACGGGCCGTTCTTTTTTTACGCACTTTTTTGAAACGGAGGCGAGTAAATGGCGGACGATTTTGGCCTGAAGATCGGCGTGGAAGGCGAACGTGAGTTTCGGGCCGCATTGAAGAATATCAACCAGCAGTTCAAAGTACTCGGCTCCGAAATGAAGCTCGTCGAATCCCGGTTCGACAAACAGGATCGCAGCGTGTCCGCGCTCACATCCCGTAACGAAGTGTTGAACCGTCAGATATCGGAGCAGAAGGAAAAGATCGAGCTGCTGCGGCGTGCGCTGGAAAACGCGGCTGAATCGTTCGGCGAAAACGACCGCAGGACGCAGCAGTGGACCGTGCAACTGAACAACGCGGAAGCCGAGCTCAATAATATGGAGCGCGAGCTGAAGGATAACGAGAAAGCAATAGGCGGCGTCGGCGACGAATTCCAGGACGCGGAACAAAAGGCGGACGGATTTGGCGACGAAGTCGAGGACGCCGCGGACCAGTCCGATCGTGCGAAGGATCGTTTTGAAAAACTCGGCAGTGTCCTCAAGGGCGTCGGCGCTGCCATGGGTTCCGTTCTGGTGGCGGCGGGTACTGTGGCATATAAACTCGGCAAAGCGGTCGTTGAGCAGTTCGGCGAGCTGGAGCAGAATCTCGGCGGGTCCGAGGCCGTGTTCGGGGAATACGCCGCTTCCATTCAAAAGACCGGCGAAGACGCATATAAAAATCTCGGTGTTTCGCAGAGCGAGTATCTCGCCACCGCCAATAAAATGGGCGCGCTGTTTCAGGGCGTTGGCGTCGATCAGCAGACGAGCCTGGAACTGACCGAAAAGGCCATGCAGCGCGCTGCGGATATGGCGTCCGTCATGGGTATTGATACCTCGGCGGCATTGGAAGCGGTCACCGGTGCGGCCAAGGGCAACTTCACCATGATGGACAACCTTGGCGTCGCCATGAACGCAACCAGTATCCAGGCATACGCCGTTGCCAAAGGGCTGGACTTCACCTGGAGTTCGGCGACGCAGGCGCAGAAGGCCGAAGTGGCCATGCAGATGTTCTTTGAGAATACGGAGCAGTACGCCGGCAACTTTGCGCGCGAATCCTCGGAGACGATTACGGGTTCCATTGGCATGATGAAAGCGGCCGCCTCGTCGTGGGTTGCAGGCTTAGGCAACGCCGAAGCGGACACGCAGTCGTTGACACGGAATATGATCGACGCGTTCAAGACTGTCATGACCAACGTGACGCCGGTGCTGGAGAATATCGTAAAATCTTTGCCGGAAGCGCTGGACGCGGTATTCTCGGAGATATCCACGCTGCTGCCTTCGATACTGAGTACCGTGACGTCTATCTTCAAGCAATTGCTCAATATGCTGATCCAGCTGCTGCCGGAGCTGATTCCGGTCGCGGCCGACGCCGTTATGACGATCATTTGGGCGATCGTCGATAACCTGCCGCTATTGGTGGATACGGCGGTTCAACTGATCCTTGCGCTGGTGGACGGAATCGGACAGGCGCTGCCAGAGCTGATTCCCGCGATCGTGGAAGCGATCGTGTTAATCGTTTCGTCGCTGCTGTCGAATATCGATCAAATCATCGGGGCGGGTATGTCGATCCTGTTCGGCCTGATCGAAGGGATCATTAATGCATTGCCCGCGCTGGTCGAAGCGCTGCCGCAGCTGATCACGGCGATTGTCGAATTCTTCATTGAAAACCTGCCGCAGATTCTGTACTTAGGCGCGCAGGCGATTGGGGCGCTGATTCAGGGAATCGTCGGCGCGATCCCACAGCTTTCTTCCACCATGCCGCAGGTCGTCTCCTCGATTACAAGCGGCATCTCCAAGGCAGTATCCTCGGTTGCCCAGATCGGCAAGAATATCGTGCAGGGTTTGTGGCAGGGTATCCAGTCCATGGGTCAGTGGATCCAGGACAAGATCGGCAGCCTGTTTCGAAGCGTTGTCGACGGCGCAAAGAGCGTGCTCGGCATCCACAGCCCGTCGACCGTATTCGCTGGAATCGGTGAAAACATGGGTCTCGGCTTGGGGGTCGGGTTCACCGACGCCATGGCCGGGGTGGAAAAGGATATTACAAACGCCATTCCGACCAACTTCGATCTCGATGTCAACGCGGACTATCCGACGAAAGCGACGAACCCGCTGAGCAGCGTTGCCAAGCGTATCATCGAACACACCGGCACGATTCGGATTGAGGGCGTCAGCGACGAAGGGATCATGACCAAGGTCGTCGACTTCCTGGTCGGCGAGCTGCGGCAGGAGGTGCTTGCCTGATATGGCGCTTCTGAGAAACGAAGATACCGGGGTTGATATCACCCGGTTTATTACATTAGAAGAAAAACAGTCCGTCATTCGGACGGAGTGGCAGACACTGGACGGCCGGACATATCTGCAGCGCTACGGCGTACCGAACGCAACCTACGAGATCGTTGCGTATGTGAATTACGCCGGCAAACAACTCTTGTTTGATGCGGAGGATACCGCCGCGCTGCTGAAGGCCGATTGTAAGCATGGCACGTTCTACGGGCATATCATCGAACTGAAGGATTTCAGCCGGCTTGCCGGCGACTGGTACAAAACGACGCTGACGCTTGCACCGGAGGTGACGGACGAATGAGGATCCTGCCGGCGGAGATACGAAACAAATTGCTGGAGCGGTTCCAGGTTGAAAGCAGAGACGCCAAGCCGAATCTGCGCGTGGTCGCGACCCAGTCGACCGTTAATACGCTGCTGACGGAGGATATCCATACGGACGCAACAGCGAGCTTCGGCGACGTAGCCGTTCGACAACTGTCCGGGGAGGCGACCCCGTCGTTGGCATATGCGATCTGTATCGACAGCGGCGTTGCAAATATCTACGAACGCAGCTTTCCGACCGACCTGGAATCCCCATGGGTATGGAACTGGACGCTCGGAAATGCGACGGACGTCGCGATCGAGTTCAACGGTGAATGGACGATCAACGCGAAGACCCGCTGTTATGAGCTGATCACCGAGGAGACGCCGTACATCTTTTTTACGGATGCAAGCGGTACGCTGTACGTCCAGAAATGGCAGGACGAAGTAACGCGGATCCCACTTGCCGAAAACGTGGAGCAGATCAGTTCGTGCCGGGCGTGGAAGTCCAACCTCGACGTCGGCGTCGATCAGGGGCTCGTGATCGGGTATCTCCGCGACGGTAACGTTTATTACAGAACCTACGCGGAACAGGAAGGCGGTGCGATCCTCTGGGAAGAGGAACGGCAGGTCACGGAGCTCGGCACGGGCAACACGACGCTTGCGCTGTTTCGGACGAACGATTACCGGCTTGGGTTCGTGACCGAAAACGCCGGCCAGATCCAGTATGTACTGTCGTACCGAACGTACGCCGGGCAGGCCATGCCGGCGGAGTACGCCGACGTGCAACCAAGGGACGCACGGATTTGGATGATCCCGCCAACGCGGTATTACCCGGTGACGACGGAACGGGCGAACGTCGATCCTGACTTTGTATATCTCATGACGCATCCGTCGGATACGGTGTTCGAAGTCAGTGCGGCCACGCGTATGGATGAACTGAACCTGCTGTTCACGTTCAGCCAGGATATCGGAGGCGAGGTCTTTTCTTCTATGTCCATCTTGCCTGAGCGGACGATCCTGTCTGCGACGATACAGAATGGAAACGAACTGCTCGTCGTGCTTGACGAGGATATGAATCGGGTGACGCCGTTCGATCTGACGATTGCGGACTGCCGTACCGGATACTGGATTGTGGACGGAATGAAGATGGCGCTTGAAACGCTGACCATCCACGCCGAAGGCGCGCCGAACGAGGGCGTCGAAGAAGAGTCCATAACGGTTACAACGACCGGGACCGTGTTGCTGATCACAGCGAATAAATTCTATCCGGTAACCAGCGAACGGGCTGTTGTGGCTGGATCCGCTTCC